ACTTACCTAGAGAAAGTATCACTAAGACCTGAGCAAGTAGACGCAGGAACAGAGATAGAGATATTGCTAGATAGAAAAGTTGAGGAACCTGTAACTGCTGGTACTTATAGCCAGTCAGGAACAACAGTTACCGTAACTTCAGTAGATCATGGATACTCAACTAATGATTCTATCTATGTTGCTTTAACAAGTGGTACTGGCGTTGATGGTCAATACACAATCGCAAGCACTCCCAATGCAAACACTTTTACTTACACGGCTGGCACAAGTCTTACAACCAGTGGAAACTGTAGCTTTACAAAATTTCTAACACTAATTAACCCTGGTGCATTAGGAGTTCAAACCACTATTACTCTTCCTTACCCTATTAATACTGGAGCAGAGATGGTAGTAGTAGGAAGGTTTGAAGAAGGTAATAACATTCTTAGACATGGACAGGTTATTGAGCCTATCGCCGACCTAACTACCTCTAACTCAATCACAGTCCTTGGAGATTTGAAGACAGCAGTAGGCAATAAAATACCAAGATTCTTTCTTGGAGAAAGATACACTATGACTTACGAGTTCAGTACTCCATACATAAAAGAACAGCCGCAAGGTGGTGGTGTTGCATTAGCGGCAGGGCCGAAACTACAGATGAGAACATGGACTGTAATCTTTGACGAGTCGTCAGCCTTTGAGTTAAAGGTTACTCCTGCAAGTAGAGACACAAACACTTATCCATACAACGGAGTCATCGTTGGTGAAGCTCCTCCACTTATCGGAGATCCTTCAGTTCTTACAGGATCTTTCCGTGTACCTGTGATGACTAGCAATATAGATACTAAGATAGTTATATCCTCTACAAGTCCACTACCTTGTCGATTCCAATCAGCCGAATGGGAAGGGTTCTATCATACGAGAGCAAAAAGGACGTAGCTTTTCAACGACGTACAGAGTTAGAAGATATTAGAATTATTGGCGACAACATGAGAGATGAGGATATAGCTGAGATCAGGGCACAGTCAGGACTGACACCCATAGCTAGTTTGTTCTACTGTTTCTTTAAGAGTAACCCCTGTATGACTATGGTTAGCAGGCATGGACACCCAATGGGTATGTGGGGTGTTGTACCTGAATCAGAGACATCTGGTCGTATATGGATGTTGGGTTGTCAGTCAATGTTGGATGATCCAAGTGACAAGCGTACATTTCTAAGAAGATCTAAAGTAGAACTAGGCAAGATTATTCAGGAGTATCCTGTATTATTTAATGTAGTAGATGCTAGAAACAAAGTTCATGTCAGATGGCTTCAATGGATGGGATTTACATTCATTAAAAAGCACTCAGAATATGGGCCAGAGAGTCGTCTGTTCTATGAGTTCGTGAGGATCTAATTATGTGCGGCCCGATTCCGATAGTAATGGGAGTCCTGTCAGCAGGACTTTCAATAATGCAGCAGAACGCTGCGACTAGGGCACAGAACGCAGCAATAGAATTTGAAAATATGCAGGCAGAGCAGGAGTTTCAGTACAACACTCTGCAAGCACAATCTGCAAGAACTGGTGAAGCACAGCAAAAACAACTACAAGACGATGTTATAGCTCAGAACTTCTTCCTTGCTAATGAAGCATACTCAAGTGATATTGCTGCATTAAACTTAAGGATGATGCAAGAGAACGCAGCAGCAGGAGCAGAGAAAAGGAAAAGCTCACTTGCTGCATTGCAAGCTAAAGGAGAAATAGTTGCTGCTGGTCGAGTAGGAAATAGTATTCAAAACCTTATTGCTGATGTTCAACGACAACAAGCAGCCTTTGATTATGCAACAGATAAGAACTTAGCTTTTGTCGGCAAACAATCTCAAGAACAAAAACGTGGAGCAGGTATTGATAGGGCTAGTCGAATTGCAAGTCAACAACCATACTTAGAGCGAACGATATTAGATCCTATGAAACCTATAAAACGAAGCAAGGTGAAAGGGCCAGGATTCTTAGGAGTATTAAATGCTGGATTAAGTGGGGCACAAGCTGGATTCACTGCTTCTTCTGGTATTAAGGCAGGTGGTGGAGAGGTCAGCAAATGGAATCCTTGGGGGGCTTAAATCATGGCAACTAAATTCACACAAAAAGGTCTTCAATCTCAGAAGAAAGCTTACAGCAATGAATCTACTGGTGCTGTTGGTGGAACCCTTGCAGAAGGATTAGCTATAAACACACCTAGTCTTAATCCTCAAGCTGCACCTGTCTCTTCCTATATACAAGCAGGTAAACCTAATGCACCTGGTGCTGTTCAGTTAGGCGAACTCGCAAGACTTCCTGAACCAGCAGAGATTACAGATCTAAAAAATCTTACTCAACAATTAGGACAGTTAAATTCTAATTTACAAAATGCTGCTGCTGGTTTCTTTGCAGACCAAGGACGCAGAGAAGAAGAAGCTGCTTTGCAAGCAGAAGTAGAAATTGCAAAAGGTGCTCCTACTCCACAATCTATTTCTTCTTCTTTATCTAAAATCACAAATGATAAGAAGCAAGATATACAAATCAGAGAAGGTGCGAACAAAGCTGTTCAACAAATAACAAGTAACTGGAGAGTTCAAAAACATATAGAAGCCAAGAAGAGACAGCAATCTGTCCTAAGTAATGTTTATAATTTAGGCAATAACGCATTAACAGCAATTGTAACAAATGAAGCTGGAGAAGAAGTACCATTAGCTTCTATTCCTGCTGGTGATCCTTTATATCAACAATGGTTAAGAGGTAATATTTATCAAGGAGCAACAAATTTAAACAGTAGCGATCATAAAGCAATTAACCCCATAATTCAGAATGGAATACAACAAGATATTGCTAGACAAAATAAAGCAAATCAGTCATACCAAGTCGAACAAATGGATATTTTAGAATCTGATACTGCAATAACTCAGGCTAGACTTTTAGCTACACATGGATCAAATTCTGTCTTTGATGTTTCTTTTGCACTTCAAGAAGTTTTAGATAAGAGGAGAGATCTTTTACCTTTTATGACTGCTGCTCAAATTAAAGAAGCAAATACAAGATTACCTCAAATTTTTGCTAGAGAATTTATTAAAAATAATAAATTACAAGACGCATCTTTATTAGAAGAAGTTCTAAATGAACTAATGATTGGGCCTACAAAAGATAGATACTCTTCTACTCTTGAAGTAAAAGATGGTGTTACGATCTCAGGCTATAAAGTAAATGAAAAGTTGAAATGGGTTAACTCTTTAGATGAAGGACTTGATTCTTTATTAGCAGAGACAAAAGAGGCGATAAGACAAGTAGATGTAAAAGAAGATAGTTTTGATAAGTTTGATGGCAATGAAGAAGTTGAAAGTATTGTAATGAACGACATAAAACCTTTAATAACAGGCCCAGGTGGAGTAACAGCAGCTAGAACAGAACTACAAAAAAAACTTAATACATGGGCAGAAAAAGCAGAAAGGAGAGGGGTTGATCCAACAGTAATTAAGGATGTCGTTGCAAATGGTTATGACACTTTTAATGCCTTAACGGAAAGAGATGAAGCATCAATCTTTAATACAAAAAATAATATAGATAAATTACTATCATCAGCAATAAATGATCCAACGATTGCATATAAAGCTCTTAAAGATATAGATAAAGCTGTTGAAACTTATGGAGATATACCAGGCTTTTTAGATTGGGCTAGAACTGCAAGAAAAGAATTTGGTACAGCAGCTAAGACAGCAACAAAAATAGATAGAGATGGTTTAAAAAATCATATTAAATCTTTAACAGACGAGTTTATGGATGCGTCTAAAGCTATAGATAGTTACGATGGAAGAACTACAAATAGGGAAGAACAAATAGCTACAGAGGCAAAAATCAAAGCAAATAAATTAGGGTTAAAAATTATTAGAGAAGAGTATGAAAAGGGAACTCCTGAAAATATATCCACTCGTATAATACAAGAACTAAATAAACAATCATTAGGATTAATATACCCTTCAGAGCAAATATGGAATCCTCAAAAAGGAGTTATTCATAGCGGAACTGAAACTGTTGGTCTTGAATCGTTAGATACTGAGTATGAATGGCTTCCTGGTGGCTTAATGCCTAATGATTTTAGAGAATTACAAAATCATGTGCTTGGAACACAACCAATGTTTGAACCTAGTGTTATCAGTGATTTAGCAGATAAAGCTATTAGTGAAGGGTTTGTTGATCCACGATTAATCAAAGTGTTTAAAGCTATTGGTATTAGCCCAGGAGACTATTTCATACAACAATTTGGTAAGTTAGGTATTGATTTAAACGATGAAGCCAAAGAGGAGCTAAAAAAGTTAAATCAGCTTAAACTCTAAAAAAAGAACAGGGCCATGCCTTTTACGCTAATCAAAGATGAAGAGACAGGCACAGAAACAAAATCATGGGTAGCTCCTAAACCTAAAGAAGACATCACTGAGATCAATGAAGGCATTGAACCAAGTGATAATGATAAGGATGAAGTAATTATTGCCGACCAAGAAAAAGTTAACGAGATTGACAAGACACAGACTGAAGAAAACTTAGCGACAGAAAGCAATGTAAATAAAATTATTTCACGAAACAAGGCAGATAATATGGGTGTGCTAACACCTGGAGGAACAAAGAACCCTAACTTTTCTTTTGATAACTTTGCCCATAACTTTACTCGAATAATTGGACAGGAAGTTTATACCGACTTTCTTGGAATAGGAACGAAAGGTGCTGGTGATATGGGTATGAATAGACGACTTGATCCAAACAATAGGATTAACAACTATTTCTATGGAAAGAAATCTGAAAGTCATCCTTTAGATATAACACCAGATCAAGGTCACGATTATTTTTCAGTCGAAAATGATTCTCAATGGATTAAAGAAGCATCATCAGGAAAGATCTATTCTTTAAAAACTGGCTATTTAGCACCGTCATATAAAACTGATAAAGAAAGTTTATTAAAACCTGAAGGCCCACTTGCTTATTTAAAAGCAAGTCTTTATGCAGACTATGCACCAAGACTAAACAAAGCTCAATTAGAAAAACTTAAATCTAATCCTGAAAATATCATTGTCGAACATCCTTCAATAACAAAAGTCAATTTAATAAAACAAGCTATTGAAAACCATAATTTAATTAATGCTGATGAAGACAAGATTGGCCCAACTGGTGATCTTGGAATGGCAGAGAACAGACCTTTGGGCTGGCCTTTCAATAAGTTGGGTGAGTCATGGGTAAGTGAATCAGGAACTTTAGAAGAAAGAACAGATTTGAAACATGGTGAAGGTGCTTTATCTGTAGTCGCTGGTTATGCGGCTATAACACTTCCTCTTGTTTTAGCAGAAAGAAGATTGTTAAAAGAATTTCCAATCATAGCTGCACCCAACAGGGGGCTAATGGATATGACTAAAAATTCAAAGTTTCTTAGTGTTAAAGGTTTATTTCCAAGAATAATAAAAGAAGCTACAGAATATATTGGCCCAGGTTATGTTGCTGATTATTCATTAGAAGCAGATAAAGCTAATTTAGCTAACTTCTTTATTGATAATAAATGGATTGGAAGTAGATATTTAGAACCATTAGCAATAGATACGACAGATACAAATGCAGAAAGGAGAGAGAAAAATGCTTCTATTGGAGCAATCATGGGAGCTATTCTTGGCCCGACTATTGGTGTGCCATTAGCAGCAACTAAGGGGATGAGAACAGATGTTAGTAAGTTTATAAAAAAAGCTCCACAGATCGTTACTGATATAGAGAATGAAGGCGTTGAAAGATTATCTAATGCTTTAATTGACATCCTTGATTTAGATGCTGCAACTCTTCAAGAACAAAAAGCTATTGAGTTAGCACAACAAGGGCCAACAACTAATACAACAAAGAAAGTTACTGGTGGTACTCCTCCAAAGAAAACAGAAGTTATCACACCAAAAGAAACACAAGAAGAATTAGATATACAACAACAACAAGCAACAATAAGAAGAGAAAAAGCAGAAGTAAAAGCAGAGAAATCTACTACTGAACTTCTTCAACCTTCAAGGGTTACAAGCACTGTTTCAATAGGCACAGAGATTCCAAGAGGTGAAACAGCACAAACTGGTGCAGTCTTTATTGAAAGGGTAGACAAAGGTACAGGTAAAACAGGGCCAATAGCAAAAGCCTTTAATCTTCCTAATACTTATGATATAGCTGTTCTTGAATTAGCAGAATTAAATACTAACCAATTAGCGGAATTAGGCATTAAGAAAGCTGACATTCCAAACCTAACTCCACGAAAAACTATTGAGTTATTGAAAAAGAACTTTGATAACGTCCGTAAAGACTTACTTCCTGGTGAGTACAGGATGGAAGGATACTCAGAATCAAGACGTAAATTATATAAAAAATGGTTTAAAGATGATCCTAATGTTACTTGGGTAGATAGACAAACAGGGAAGGCATCGACAATAGACGATAAGATGTCGATTCCATATTTAATAGTTAAAGACAAACCAAAAGCAAAACCAAAAGTAGATACCAGAGGGAAAGGTGTTTACTATCACGGTGCTGCTGAAAAATTTGAATTATCTCTTGACGGTCAATATGCAACCGATCAAAATATCTATGGCACTGGTTTTTATACAACAGAAGATTTAACCACTGCTAATAAATATCAAAAGAAAAATAGAAAATCTGCTGGCAAAGATGCAACTCAAGTTGTTTATAAAATAAATGAAAAACAGCCTGTTAAGTTTTACGATCTTGACCAGCCTGTGTCTAATGATTTAAAAGAATTTATAGAGAACTATGATGATGAATTTGCTTACAATATTGTCGTTGAATCTGTTGATTCTTTAGGAGACAATTACACATTAGGTCAGTTATATGATGAAATTAGAGGCTATGCTAATGCAAATGAGGTAAGTGCAAGTGTTGTTAGTTATGAGATTTTCCCTGATTTTCAAGCGTATTTAGAGAATCAAGGCTTTGGTGGCTTTACTCACCAAGGAGGAAAGAAAGCAGGTAGAGGTAAACGTCTTCATCAAGTAAAAATTTATTGGGAACCTTACGAACAAGTTACTTTAACTCCACTAGAGAACTTGTCGAAAAAAGAATTAGTTACTAAAACAAAAAAACTATTATCTACCTTTGATGAAACAAAATTTAGAAAGGCACAAGAAGGTAAAGGTTTAAGCGAACAAGAGATTAATGAAAGAGCAAATTACTTAAAAAGACTTGCACAAAATGAAGATGTAAGTGCTGAAACTAATTTATTCCCATTAGGAGATGATGGCCCGATAGATGAGTATGAAGCAATACTTCAGAAGATAGAAAAGTTAAGCAAAAAACATCCTGAACTTTTAGGAGTTATAGAAGCAATAGTCAAAGAAGCAGAGGCTGATACAGCAAGAATTTCTGGAATGGAGGTACAACCAAGAGCAGCGTTACGAGGAAAAATGACTCGTAAACAAGCTTTAGATTATGGAGATCCAAGCTTAGAAGGCAGAACTACTCGTCCAACAGGTCAGTTTCACTCAGTAAAACAATTAATATATATTTCTCTAACTGATCAAGGAATACTTAGAAATAGAGAAGGGATTCTTGACACTGTATGGCATGAAAATATGCACGCTTTGCAAGATTATTTCTATACTCCTACTCAGAAAAAACTATTAGCAGCTAATCGTAAGAAATTAAAACAGATAGCTCTCGAAGGTTTACCTAATAGGACAGATACTATTAATAAGTTTGGATTTGATGAAAAGACAGACAGAGAATTACAAGCTTTTGCTTTTGCAGCTTGGAGAGAATTAGGTGCTAAATACGAAAAAGCAACATGGGCAGAACCTTTTAGAAAAATACAACAGATATTAACTAAAGTTGGTAACGCACTTAGAGGATATGGATACAACACATTAGAAGATTTACTTGCAGATTCTGGTTCAGGAAATATTAGACAACGTGCTTTAAAAACAAAGAGAGCTAACACAGGTATTTCTTTTGAACTAGACCCAGAAGATTTAATTAAACGTCAAGACGCATTTAAAGATGCTGTCGATAAAGGAGATATGCCGATAGACAAAGCAATGGAATCTATGACAAGACCATTAGTAAGTCGAACTGGAAAAACTACTTACATAGCTAGAACTTCTGACCAACTTATTTATGCCAATGCTTCCTTTGGTGAATTGTTAACAGAAATGCTAGGAGATAGAGAAACATTAACAGGGTTGAAAAGTTACAAGATCGCTCCCTTACTGGAAAAAGCAAAAGCTCAACTTAAAGCTGATGGCTTAGATCCAAAACTTACATTACAAAGATTTGAACAAGCAGCAAAAGGAGATCTTCAATCACAAAATGATTTGATTTCAATGGCTGCTTTGCTCGCTCACCACGACATAAATTTAAGAACTTTAAGTGAAAACTCTATTGAGTTTAGAAGTGCTAAGAACGCAACTGATAAATTAAATGCAGGTAAAAAGATGATTGCTTCTTTTGAAGATCATGTTGTCTTAAGTACAGGCTGGAGCTTTGCTACAAGAAATGCTTCTCAAAGACTAAAACTTGGTCAAATATCTTTTACAGATTCAGTAAATGAAACAATTCCTCCTTCCACTATCTTTAGACAAAATGTCGAAAGTGATTTAGTTAGCGATTCAATTTTAAAAGATGGATTTACTACAACAAATGGAATAGCTGGTGAAGGTGTTTACTTTACTACTGATTCGACACCAGGAAATGTTGAAATAAATGGCCCATTACCTGCTGATATTCCAATACTTAACCTTGCTGGTAGCAACAAAAGTATTACAGATTTACTAATTGAATTAAAGTTAGGCAAGCCTAAGAAAGCAAAAGACGGAGTAACACTTACACCTAAACAACAAGAAGCAATAAAGAATTACGCTGAAAACAAAGGCTATAAGGGCATTAGGTACGCAACAGACTTTACAAGTAAGCCTCAATCTGGAGATCAAGTAGTTATTTTTGATCCTAATGATGCGAATAGAATTGTTAGATCAGCAGCATCTATACCACCAGAGAAAGTAGACACAGAACCAGTTAGTTCTTTAATAGAACAAGCAATTAGAAATACTACTAAAGTTATAGAAAACAAACTTCCAAAAGGAGCAAGAGAAGCATTAAAAGAAGGAAGAATGACACCTGAATTGTTAAGAATATTAGATGCGATGAGTGCTGTTGCTTATGAATTAAATGATCCACAATCTTTAACTAGATCTTCTATTGGAGATATTGTCGAATTAATTAATGATGTACCAAAAGGCAAATTAACAGAAGAAACATGGTATGACATTTGGAGGAATTGGCTATTCCTTAGTGCTTCTACAATGTATAAAGTCTTTGGTGGTACTGAGTTTAGAGCTTTATCTCTTCCTGTTACTCAATGGATGGGAGAGGCAAGATTACAACGTAACTTGTTAAATAAATTTGATGATATTGGTGGCAATATGAATGACTTTCAAATGTCAATGTCGAAAGTAAGGCAGCGACTTTATCTCTCACAATATTCAAAATATTTTCAACAATTACCTTATGCTTTAAGAATGGCTTATTCTGCCATTAAGCATAATGAAGTATTTGTAAACTTAGGTCGTGGTGAGTTTGATCAGTTTCGTAAAAACTATTCTGATAATACAAATCAATTAGAACTAGATTTTAATCCTCAAACAATTACAGAAGATTCAGTAACACTTACTGGTAAAGAATGGTGGCTAGATCCTTCATCAAATCCTTTATCTTTAATGTGGAGGCATGGTATTTCAGAACCATTAAGAACAGGAGCAGGAAGATTTTTAGCAGGTATAGATAGTTTTCACAGTGGAATGGTTGGCCCTGCGGCTGAATTTACAAGGTTAATGGAAATGAATATTGCAGAAATAGCAATGAAAGACAATTTAAACCCTGAAACTCATTTCCAAGAAATATATGAATCAGCTTTTGAAAAAACAAATTTACAACTTAAAAAATTATTTGCACATATTCGACTAAAAGATGGAACGATGATTGAAAAAGGTCGATTAAAAGGTCAACACGCAAAGAACGTGATGGATTGGGTTCAATTTACAGATGATATTTCTGTAAAGAACGAAGCAAGGACTTTTGAATATGGAGTAAGAGCAGCAAAAGAAGAAGGATTAACTGATAAAAGAGAAATCTTTGAAAGAGCTTTGACTTGGGTTAAAGAAGGAGAGCAGTTTGAACGATATAGCAAAGGAGACAAAGCAACATTTGGAGGATCAATGGAAGCAATGGTTAATATGCCTGGTGAATTATGGCAAAAGCTTTTAAATAACAGTCCTGGTCATATTGCTTATATTCTTCAAGCAACAAATAGAACTCCAGTCAACATGACTAAAAGTGCATTAAGAGTGATACCTGGTGCAAATAATTATGTTGATAGTTATTGGAGAGATATTCACAGTCAAGATTACGGAACAAGAGCTAAAGCATTAGGTGAAATTTCTATTGCTCAAAACTTCTTAGGTATGGCTGCTGCCTTAAGTGTTTTTGGTGTTGTTGAAATTTCAGGGCCATTACCTGTAGATCAAAAGAAAAGAAATGAATGGAAAGAAACAGGGAAACAACCTGAAAGCATACGTTTTAAATTGCCTTGGAATGGTGAATATACAAGATGGTTCCCAACAGATTCGTTTGAACAATTAAGAATAGTTCTTACAGCAGCAGGTGCATATACAGATGTTCTTGAAGACTGTAATCAAAAAGAAAGTGATGCTTGGTTTGGATATTGTGCATTAACTTCTGTCGCTCCTGCTATTTCAAAAACTGGACTTAACATCTTTCAAAGAGATGTTACTGGTGGTTTTAGGAAAATAGGAACTCTTGTTGAATGGTTTAATTCAGAAATTACAGATGAACTTAAAGGAGATCAAAATAAACTTGAGAAATTTATATTGCAGTTCTTAACAGGTACAGGTGGAGCAGGTGGGCCAGCAGTTGTTAAAGCAGCAAGGTACTCAATAGATCCATACGAAAGAGATTACGATACTGGAAGTAATATTCTTGCTACTTCATACAACATGTGGAAGAGAAATATACCTTACCTTTCTAAAACTGCTCCACTTGTTTTAAATTCATACACAGGAAATCCTATACCTGCTGCTAGGGTTCCAGGTTCAATGTTGATAGATGAAGAATCTAGTTTTATAAAAGCAATACACGATCAAATGACTCCATTAGCAGCATTAAGAGGAAGGCATCAATCAACAGATCCTATAGATGAAGAAAGATTAAGGATGGGTAGTAACAGATTATTATTTGGTAGGAGATCTTCTGGTTTACCAAACCGTACATTGAACAGAACTGAATTAAATAGACTGATAGAAATAGCAACTAAAGAAGTTAAACTTCCATACCCACCAGGTTCAAAAACTAAACCTGATGCAAATGGTTTGACATTACCTCAAGCGTTAAGAAAAATGATTACAGAAAGCGTACGCTATAAATCATTACCTTACGAAAACAAGAAAGGATTCAAATCAGATAGAGATAAAGCATGGGATGATTTAGAACAAAGATATAAACAGTTAGCTATGGAATACTTTATAGAAGAGATGGATGATGGAACACCTGAATCATTAGGCTATCAATTAAAATTATTCAAACAACAAAAGGAAATCAAGGAAAAAACACGCTTTAGTGATTACGATATGTCCATCAACAGTCTTGAAGACTGGAAGCAACTAGCCCAAGCCTGAACTAAGCCATGAGTTACACAGCATCGTACATAGTAAATTCTTCGTCAGCACAGGGTACTACTGACTTTACGTTCACCTTCCCTTACATCAAAGAAGAACACATTGAGGTCTTTCTTAATTACAGCAAGCTAACTCAAGGATCAGGATCGGCACAATATCAAGTAATAACTAACGTATCTCCTAAACTTATACGACTTAATACAGGTACAGCGTCAGCAAACTTAAGAGTAGAAGTAAGAAGAAACTCATCACTTGGAACACCTCTTGTCGATTATGCAGATGGTTCAACT